TACGGCATACATGTTTCCACGATGACTTGCTGCTACAGATTGCCATAAATCAGAATTCATTTGTATTGGAGATGAGTTCTTTCTTGCCCAGTCACCACGAACTTGACCATGATCATTATGCCCCCATGCCCAAAGACTATCATCAGACTTTGTTGCTAAAACATGATACACAGTACCATGATTTCCATTCCATCCTTCATGTCCATAAGAAGTTCCTACTGTTTTCCATGTCCCTGGAATTTGATTCGGTGATGATCGTGAAGTTGTATCATTTTGACCTAAGTGCCCATGGGCATTGTGACCCCAACTATATAAGGATCCATTTGTTTTTCTTGCATAGACTCCATGATAATTAGTTGAAACAGTATCCCAATCAGTATCAGATCCGATTTGAATTGGAGAAGAAGTATCGACATTATATCTATTTCCACCTTGTCCCCATCCACCGGTTCCCCAGTGCCACAGGGTTCCGTTAGTTCTTATGCCAAAAGTGCTGTAAAGACCACTAGTAATAAAACTCCAAGATCCAGGAATTTGAATTGGAGAACTTCTGCTTTCAGAGAAAACATCTAGACTTTCATCCCAACCCATACCATAGAGACGATTATTACTATTAATTAAGTATACTCTTCTAGGAGAAATTGAAATTTTAGGCCAGTTGTTAGTTCCTCCAGGTGCCATAACTTGAACTGGAGAAGAATAATTAATATATTCTTCGTACTCTCTATTTGGAGTTACGACAGCACCTGCTGGGTAACTATGACCCGAACCAAGAAGTCTTCCGCCGTTTCTACCCCATCCCCAAATACTACCATCTGATTTTCTTGCCCACACATTAGTAGCGCTTCCCCAAACATTAGTCCAAGTGTCAGCACCAATTTGTTGTGGAGAAGAAGCGTTGGCAGTGTTATTAATTCCAAGATTAACATGTTCATATCCTCTACCTCCATGCCCCCATCCCCATAAAGTTCCACCAGTTTTAATACCAAAAGCACATCTTCCAGCACCTACAATATCAATCCAACTTCCTGATACTTGCACTGGTGATGCAACACTATTTGATGTGGAATTATTTCCAATTTCTCCTACAGGATTATGTCCCCATGCCCATAGAGTATTATCGGTTTTTATTGCATAACATGCATGCGACCCTGCAGAACATTTACTCCAATTGGAAAGAGTACCTACTTGAGATGGAGCACTTCTGCTAGTTGTATCATTTTGACCTAATTCTCCATGGCCGTTGTAACCGCATGTCCAAAGAGTTCCATCAGTTTTAACACCAACAAATCCTGTATAGAAAGATGCTAATTTGTCGGACCAGTTGAGTCCAGTAACTTGAACAGGTGAAGATCTTGGCGTTGTTGTGCCGTCTCCCAATTGCCCATGGTTATTAACTCCCCATCCCCATAAAGTTCCATCAGTTTTACCTGCCAACATCCAAGAAGCAGAGAAATCGTCCGAATACCCTTCATGTCTCTTTACAAATGCCCAATTTGTATCAATACCTACTTGAACAGGTGATGAAAACTTTATTTGTGAGTAGTTTGAATCTACTCCACCAACACCATGGTTATTAGATCCCCATGTCCAAAGAGTTCCATCAGTTTTAATTCCCACTCCTGCTGATGCAACTGCATTATGATCTTTTGTTGTGGCAACGTCTAACCAATTATAATCAGAAAATACAAGAACTGGAGAAGTTCTTTTTTGCCCCATGCTGGATTGTCCAGTTATACCAAGTCCATCATGTCCCCATGCCCAAAGAGTATTGTCATTTTTAATTCCAAATTGTGCATGATAACCAGAGTTGGTAATTATTTTCCAACTTGGAGAACTAAGTCCAAATGCCTGAACAGGAGAAGAGGAATCTCCTTCTTGACTTTGCCTTCCTAATTGGTTATGTGAATTACTTCCGGAAGTATATACATTAAATACGCCGAAATCGTCATTCAAAGTTTTGTTATAGTGTCCTGACAAACTAAAAGAATTTCTCTTGTGATAACTCTTTGGCATTATACTACTCTTTGGTATTAATACTTTTTATTATTTATCAACTAAAAAATTCATCTTTAGATATAATCTCTTCGCACTTGTCATAAAAAATGGAATTCCAGATTGATAATCTAGATTCAAACAAGTGAAAAAACATTTCTTCACCATTTTCTCTAGAAAACGTAGTTCCTATTCCAAATTCTGTTTTACCTTCTCCTAAATTCCAAATAGTTCCATGTCTAGGTCTTCGCACAAAAGAAGAAGGCATAAACATTTCAATTTTTACTCCTTTTTCTTCAGCAAGATATGTATATTCTTCTCCAATATCTCCCCTATCAGTAATGGCAAATTTTAATCTATTGTATTTTGAAAATGTTTCTTTAGATATACAAAAACATGATGGTGCAACATATAAGTGTTCATCGTTTTTAATGTGACATGATCTCTGAACATTACCAACCAAAATCCCTTTTTCAGCTTGTTCAAAGGTATATTGGAGTGCCTCTGTACTTAGGGGAATACAATCCACATCTAAGACAAGAATAACATCATATTCCTTATCATAAAACAGATGAGACACTGCATAGTCCATAACTTTATCTGGACTAATTTCATATTCACTAGCATTGTACATTAATGGTTCAAATGTACAATCTTCTAGTGTATTAAATTTATCAATAATCTTTTTTTGATGCTTTACTAGTTCCGGATCAACTTGAAAATTATAGTAAGTAAAAATTGCTTTTTTCATTGAATTTTATAGAAATGTAATTATGAGTCTTGAATCAACTCAGGTACTAGTTTGAACAATTTATTTATTGCCTCCGACCAATCGTTATATTTTGTTTGCCTTATTACAGTTACATTATCACCATACCATTTTATATCATCAGATGCCCAAATAAAATATGGAACTAATGGGACTAAAACAATAGTTTTTTTACCCATAGCAGCTGCTAAATGAGCTGTTGATGTGCAAGAAGTTACAATCAAATCCATCTGAGAAAAAACATCATAAGTATCTGACCAGTTTCTAATAAGATGTCTCAAATCCCAAACATTTTCATTCTTTTTCAAATCTTCTTTATCATCAATTTGAATTGAAAATAACTGACCATGTTCTTGTAATTTTAATAATGGTTTTAGGGGAAAACTTCTAAATTGATCGTGCTCAAATTGAGGATTTCCCTTCCATTTTATACATATTTTTTTCTTGCCTTTTGCGATCTCGTCCAGTTCTGGAATATATTTTGATTCTTTTATAAGATAAGGTTTATGGTCATTGACTACAGGAGAATCTAATTCCAGTAAATACGGTGCAGACATTGCAGGAACAAATTTGTCCCATTTTTCCTTTAAAATTTCTTTAATGCAATAAATGTTTTCATATCCACAATCATGAAAAAATGCAACAAGATTTTTATCTGCGAATATTTTTACATTTTTTGCATATTTTTTAAAACATTCCGCATAACGAATGAATATCATCTCATCGCCAAGACCACCTTCAAGAGTAAATGCTATTGTATCTACATGTTCTCCATTCCATCGTCTTTCTTTTGTAATACCATAGTCTCTTTCAAGAATCCACTCATTTCCCCAAACATGTAGATCTGCACCACTTACAATATACTTAAATCCATCTTTAAACCTATTGTGACCTAAACAATGCCAACCATAGTTAAATCTTGCTTGCGGAGAAATGTCTACTAGTTTTCCAAGTCCTTCATATGTTTCTTCAAACTTTCCTTGAGCAGTTTTGTAAAGAAAGAGGTCGACCTGATTATCTGGAGTATTCAAAAATTCTTTGGATATTTTGTTTTCTAAAATCCATTCTGCTTTATTAGCTTCTCTCAAATAATAAAAACAACGCGCTCTGTTTAAATGATATGTTTCTTCATGTGGATAATATCTCAAAATTTCATTAAGACAATCTAAAGATTTATCAAACTTTTTTAAGTCGAAATAATTCTTGGATAATGCGTGTAAAATATTGGGATCTTTATGTTTTTTCAAATAAACTTTTGCAAGTTCTTTGGATGCCTTTGGCTCATTTGAATCAGTCAGATCAAAAATTAATTCTCTAATCAGTTCCATTTTGTTTTTGTGTCAGAAGGAAGTCCTAAATTTGGTCTAGTATCAAAAAGATTATCTTTGAATTGTCCTTGAGCATCTACATAATGCATGAACAATTGATAATGTTCTTTTCCATCATATTTCTCTCTCCAGTGAGATAGTTTATTTCCTTTGTAAACTACTGCATCACCTATTTCTAGGTTGATACCAACAATTTCGTTACCTTCATTTTGAATATAAAGTGGCCATTCAATATTTTTTTCTTTGAATAAGCACACAGATACTGAATGTTCACATTCTGGTCTATCGACATGAGGAAGTAATTCAGAGTCATTCAAATATATTCTAGCATAAGTATATGTTGGAAACAAATCTACTTGAATTGTTTCTGTTAAAGAACCACAGCACATGGATAAGAGAGTGTCAAATGCAGGGTCTCCATAAATTGATTTTGATTTATCAACTTGCCCATCCCCATTTTCAAGTTGTTCATTTTTATTCAATAAGTCCAAATAATTTGCAAGATAAAGTGCAAATGGTTTTGGTATAAAATTTTTAATGACAACATATCCATCTCTAAGATAATCTAAGTGTTTCATATACTTTCTTCTCCGTTATTATCCATGAAACAATTGTGTGCTTGACTCCCGAAGTTACGGGATGAACTTTATGTGGATATTCTTTGTAAGCAGGAAATGCCAACAAAGTTCCCTCTCTGGGTTTAAATTTTATCCCCAAACTAGTCAATTCTATTTCACCTCCCTCATAATCATCATTTAAATAATACAATACTGCAATATCTCTTGGAACAACTCTTTCCCAGACACCATTTTTAAAAAATTCAGAATCATTATGTTCAATATAGTGTCCTCCTACAGGATATTCTAGAAATTGAGGAGGTTCTATATCAATTAGAGTTGAGTTATATTTTGGCTTTAAAAATCTTTCGTGAGCTTGATAAATTGTAAAATTTAGTTTATTCCGTAAATCTTCAGGAATTGGATACCAAAGAGTATTTCTATCTTTTAATTTAACACTTTCAGCGTCACTAGAACTATTACCAACTGTAGCTGAAGAAGGTTCTTGATTTGTTAATTCACGCAAAATATTAATATTTTTACTTGGAATGTAATTAGGTACAATTACAATCAAATCATAAGGATTAAACATTTAATCATACTGCATTATTTAAAATACTATTTATTATGCGTATTAATACTTGGTTCCGACAACAAAACTCTTTCCAACAGAAACATTAACCCAAGCATTTCCGGTAATTTGAACTGGAGACGAGATAAACTCTGGTAAAGATGTTCTAGAACCACTAAGAGGGAAATTAATATTTCCCCAATTCCAGACTGTTCCATCAGTTTTTTTGGCAACAACTGTAGTTTCACTCATATCAAAACTTTCCCAAGTTGTACCTGGAATTTGAACAGGAGATGAATGATTTTGTGAAAGATTAAATCCTGGATTTAATTCTATTCCCATAAAGTATAATTCACTATCTTGAGTTTTTGTTACGAAGATTTTTCCTGCACCAGAGGAAATTTTTGTATTTGAAGTGAAGTCCCATCCAGTTGATCCAGATGCAATTTGAACAGGTGAAGAATAGAATAATGTAGTGTCATTTGAAATGCCAAATACCCCATTCGTATTATCTCCCCATCCCCATAAAGTTCCGTCATTTTTAATTGCAACCACATATGTAGGACCTGCTTCAACTCTTCTCCAATCTGCACCTGGAATTTGTGTGGGTGATGATCTTGCCATCCTGTCAGACTGACCTAATTGTCCGGCATCATTATTACCCCATGCCCAGAGAGTTCCATCAGTTCTCTTTGAAACGCTAAATCCGTCTCCTGCAGATGGGTTATCATAACCAGTACCTAAAACTAAAGCTGGACCAATACCATTAGTTCTGTTATTTGTTCCAAGTTCTCCGTTAGTATTAATTCCAACCGCAAAGAGAGAAGAATCTGATCTTAGTAGAAGAGTATGATATCGTCCCGGAGCAACACCTGCCCATGTTGTTCCGGGAATTTGTGTTGGTGAAGATCTATTTGCAGTATCACCTACACCAATTTGACCAAGATCATTTCTACCCCAAGCATACAGAGATGCATCATTTCTTAGTGCAAATACTCCACTATCTCCATTAGCAAAAACTGAAGCCCAAGAAGTTCCTGGAATTTGAACAGGTGAAGATGAATTGATTCCAACTCCACCATTATTTCCTATTTGCCCAAAAACATTTGCTCCCCATGCAAACAAAGTTCCATTTTGTTTTACGCAATAAGAATTACTTAATCCAGCACCGGCAATTGCCCAATCAGAACCGATTATTTGTGTAGGTGAACTTTGTGTCGAAACATCTCCAGAATAATTTAATCCACTTTGTCCAAAGGCATTAGAACCAAAATGGAATAGTGTATTGTTATTTTTTAGTGCTAGTACATGACTTCCAAACTTTGAGGCACTAACAGAAGCCCATGCTGTACCAAGAACTCCTACGGGAGAAGTTTTTCTAACAATTAAATCTTGTCCTAATGTTCCATAAACTCCATTTCCCCATGCCCACATTGTTCCGTCAGTTTTAATACCGACTACTACGGATCCACCACCCTTTACTTGCTTCCATCCTGGTGAAATGAATATGGGAGATGCAGCATTTGTAGTATTATTTCTTCCTAATTGCCCTCTACTATTGCTACCCCAACAATATAAAGCATTATTTTGTACAGTGATGCCTAAAGTTGACTCTCCATACATTTGGGCAAATTTCCATCTTCCAGGAACTTGAACTGGGGATGAATAGTGAGTTGTATTTTCCATAGACCCAAGTTGTCCGGAGTCATTTCTTCCCCAAGTGTATAAAGATCCCTCTCCTCTTATTGCTAGGGATGACCATGCACCAGCAGAACATAAAGACCAATCGGAACCAAAAATTGAAATAGGTGCAGAAATATTTGTTCTGCTGAAATAGTCTTGTGCGTCTGCATCTCCAGATAATCCCAATTGTCCATAATCATTAAGTCCCCATGCCCAAAGAGTTCCATTGTGCTTAATTGCCAAAGAATGATTTCCTCCTTCTTTGGATGCGGAAAGGTATCTCCAATAAACGTCACTACCAACAATTTGTGTTGGAGAAGAATACGATCTAGTATCTTTTGTTCCAAGTTGCCCATGATTATTTCTTCCCCACACCCAGAGAGAACCATCTGATTTTGTCGCTAAACAATATCCATCACCAGCACTAAAATTATCCCATAACTCACTACCTATTTGTGTTGGAGAATTTTTGGATTGCCTTAACCCATTTGCAAGACTTCCATTTACATCAAATCCAAAAGAATAAAGAGATCTTCCTTTGGATTCATCCCAAGAATTGAGATTTATCTTATCGGTTACTTCATTGAGTGCCCAGACTCCTTTTTTACTGTAGTAATATGACATAGGATTTTATTCTCTGAACGTATGGGAGTTGTTTAATATAATATGTTTTTAGGTTGGTACTTCCATCAAACGAAGTCCAATTTTTTCTTCATCTGTTCCGGTTTCTTTAATTCTTTCTTTTTCAATATAACTAAACCATTCCCATCTAGACGAGAAACTTAAATTATAATAAGGAACTCTTAATTCTGATCCTGCAAAAGAAAGAACTTCCATTCTATTATCCCACAAGTTATAACTTTCAATAGGATCAGTATCATCAAAAACAAAATTTTGCAATTGTTCAATAATCTTATTTTTTAAAGTAGTAACAGTTTTTTCTATTAAAGATACTGAATAAGGTCTATATGGATCTTCGGGCGCGATTCTTTCAGATTCTCTTTCTACAAATGCAGATACGTGCTCTTCAAGATTTGCAATTCTTTCTTCGGTTATTTGGTCAATTTTCGTTTTAATTTCAAAAGCAAATGTTCCCTTTGAAATTTCAAAAATATTATTGTCTTCATCGGCAGTTGCAGTCTCCCCTGCTTCAGCATAAACCCATTGTCCGTCTTTTGAAAAAGTAATTACTTTTAATTCTGGGAGGTTGGGATGTGTCAGCCCATTAACTGCTGGTTGTAGTCCTACAGAAACTCCAGTTACAGAATCTACTTGTTGGTATTTAAAAAATTTAGCCATCTTTATGAAACCTCTTTGTTTTATTTATGTTAAATTATAATGTTTGCTTGGGTTGATTATATCTATAATAATTCACGAGAGCAACATGTTGTCCCCCACCGGAAGCCCATCCAGAACCTGGAAGTTGAACGGGAGAATTTCTAGAGCTTCTATCAAAAACTCCAAGATTTCCATCATGATTATAACCAACGGATCTTAAGGAATAACCATCTTCTTGTAAATAAGTAGCAATTCGTCCACCAGAAGCATATCGAACATTAAAGTTCCTTCCTTGGAGTGGGTATTCTAAAGTGCTTGGGGAAGTCAATAATCCAGACTGTCCATGATTATTGTGCCCCCATCCCCAATAAGTATTATCATTCTTCATGGCAAACATGTGATGCTCTCCACCACCTACAAAATTCCAATCTCTGTGACCAACAACTTGAGTTGGTGAAGATAAATTTATAGATCCATATGGTCCAAAATATTGTGCAAGAGCTCCATGTCCATTATGCCCCCATGTCCAAAGAGTTGTGTCTTCTTTTATAGCAGCACAAGATTTTCCACCAAAAGCTCCAATTTTTCTCCAATCTGCACCTGGAATTTGTGTTGGTGAAGAACGATTATTCAAATCATTTTGACCTAATTGCCCATGATCATTGAGACCCCATAACCAAATCGTGTTATCTTCTTTCATAACACCAGACCAACCAAATCCAATACTGAGATCTCTCCATCCATATCCCACAATTTGAGTGGGTGAGTATCTTGTCAGTTTATCATTTAATCCCAGTTGTCCAAATTGATTATCCCCCCATGTCCAGAGAGTTCCATCTTCCCTAAGAGCAAGAGTGTGTCCAGAAGTATTTCCTGAAGGTGATAAAATATCTTTCCATGTTGTTCCTGGAATTTGTGTTGGTGAAGAACGATGAATTGAATCACCAAGACCAAGTTGTCCAACGTCGTTTCTTCCCCATGACCACAAAGTTCCATCAGATTTTAATCCTAGTGTGAACTCATGCCCACATGTTGTTTTAATCCATTGAGAACCTGGAATTTGTACAGGAGAACTTCTATTAAATAAATCAACACACCCTAATTGCCCATAATTATTAAGACCACAAGTATATAATTCGCCAGATGAAATAATTTCTTCATATTTACTTTGAGGTTCTGTATCATCATCCGATAGATAATATTTTTCTGTCATATTTGACAAAGACAATGCACCCTTTGTCCCTTCATATCTTTTATACGAGATAGAAATATTTTCAAATGAGTCCATTTGTTACTCCTGTTAGATGAAACTTTAAATTATTAATTATGCAAGGGTTCTTGCAGCAATTGTTGCATTGAGTCTATTTGCATCTCTTGCAGAAACTCTTACTTTAAATCCTGCAGGGACAAACTTAGGTCTATCTAAAACTTCAACGGTAGCAGCATATGGAATAATCATGTCAAAAGTATAGTATCCTTGGATTGTATTAGAGGCATTTGTCCAAACAACAGTAGCCTTTACATCAGCAGCAGAATCAATATTAGTCAATAGAAGACTCTCAACCATATATTTTGAAGCATTGCTATAAATGTCGGTATAAGTATTTGCTAATGAGACAGAAGTTCCGACCCCAACAAAAGTAGTGTTACTTAAAACTTCTTCAACAGAAATTGTTGCGTGCAGAGCAGTTGCATTATTACTTCTTAACTGTAGATTTTGACCAGTCACTAAAACTTTTGGTTTTCTTAACAATTCTACAGTTGCTCCAGGTGGTACTGGAATATTATCAGCAATAAAAATATTATTAGAATATAATCTTGCATCAACAATGCAGTTATGCTCTCCTGTTATATTGCTAACCTGAATAGATTGAACAAGATACGTTGATGATGCTGTAACTCCTGCACTATATGCTGTACTAAATCCTGTGGTTATAGCATATCCAACTGCACTACTGAGTCCAGTATTGAAAAGATATGCACCTGCAGATGGAAGGTTCGTAATTGCGGCACCATTACCAACAAAACCACCAGTTGCTGTTACAACACCAGTTACATTAAGGTTGCCGCTTGAAACAACATTAATACTATCTGCAGTAATAGAGGTTGCCGTTAATACACCAACACTTGATGGTCCTGTGACTCTAATTCCACCTGCACCAGTAATTAGTTTTCCTGCTGGTAAAGTAGCACCTTCGGTAAGTTCTGGAGCACCATTTCCCGCTAAGTTTACAATAGTGTTAACTTTTAACTGTGACATTTTTCTTCTTTAAATTAGGTTTGATTACTTAAAATTATATATGTAACACTCGATCCTACTGCAACAGTTGCTCCAGCAGAAACAGATACTTCGCCAAAATGAGCATATGTGTTTCCAACTTGATCTAACACAACTGTACTCTGTACAGTAGATGGGTGTGTGTAAATTGTTGCACTGACAATGCCAACAGATACATTAGAACCAGAGAGATCCAATGTATCACTTTGTGGTAATTCTTGTATTTGGTTTGCGGTGGTATTATATATTAATGGAATTCTTTCAGCCATGAATTTTAACTCCTTTTATTAAAAATAGATTGAACCTATACCATCACGAAGTTGAATCGTGGCAATTCCAGAAGTCACATTCAAATTTTGTGCGCCAGATCTTAATCCGATTGTAAATGTTTTGTTCACAGTAACATTTGCTGTAGAACCTTGGGCAGTGACTGCAGCTCCAACAAAATTCAAACTAGTAAAGTTTCCTTGAGAAACACCAGCAGAAGAAACACCAACTTCACCTGTTCCACCACCTCCACCACCGCCGGTGATGTTAATAGTGGCAATTCCCGCAGCAACAGTGACTGTAGAAATTCCAGGACCTCTAAAGTCGATAAGAGTTGCTGCTGTTCCAACAAGACTGCCAGAACTACTAATTCCAACGCCTTTTACATTTTGAAGATATTGACCATCACCATAGTAAGTTACAACACCAGAAGTTGCTGTAACTACACCACTGTTAACGACAACAGTTCCGAGTGTAGAGATGCCTGAACTGTTGATGTTAATTACATCAACAATATTCCTACTGTTGTCTACAACAGTAGTTCCTCCTATCTTAATAGCCATCTTCGTGTCTCCACTCGGCTGTATCTTTTAATATTTATAAATTTTTATTTCTTAATTGTTTAACTTCTTCTTGAAGTTCTACAACTTCTTCTTTTAATTCTTTAATTGCTTCAATTAAAACAGCAACAATACCATTATAATTAACTCTTTTTATTTCTTCGGTGGATACCAGTTCTGGTATTACCTCTTCAATATTTTGTGCTATTACGCCAACAGATGGTTTTCCATCAGTAATCCAATTAAATCTAACACCTTCAAGTTGCGATACTAAATTTAAAGCAGTATCTATTCTAGAAATATTGGTTTTTAAACTAATATCTGAGGTTGAATTGAAGTCTGAAGCACTTACTGTGCCAGAGCTCTTAATATTTCCAGATACATCTAATAATTCAGTAGGAACATCTGAACCAATTCCTAATCTACCATTTGCTTTCTCAAAGGTAAATTTTGGCGTAGATGAAGAACTAATTACAAAGTTAGTGCAATCAGTTTGCAAATCCAATACTAATTTATTAGATCCCCCATTATAAGAAAGTTGAGCATCATCTGATGTTCCGAGTCTAAGAACATCGGAATCAGATAAATCTATAGCTTCATTTACATTTAAAACATTAAAATAACCATTAGACCAATATGTACTAGAACTTCCCACATTTCCAGTGTTGTTTACTGGAGAAATAACATCTTTTACAATAAAAGATGTTAAAGTACTAATTCCAATAGTTGCTTGACCTGCACCAAAAAAACCAGAAAAATTACTGGTAAAATTTATTGTACTTGCAGTTCCAAGTGGACTATTATTAATTAAAATTGGAATTCCTGCGCTAGAAGTGGCAACAATTCCAAATAACGCAGACCCATCAAGAGCAGGAAGTGCTCCATAAAGTGAAGATGATGGAACACTGGTTAATCCAACTGCACTACCCTTAAAAGAAGTTGCAGTAATAATTCCTATAGTGTTTATATTAACTGTCGATGATAAATTATCAACTAAAGCAGATCTAAAATTTGTTTCCGTTGTAGTATCTATACTTGTTATATTTTTTAATTGTCTGCCACTGCTTATCACTTGAGTACTTCCAATAGACAATGAGGATAGAGAAGTACTTGTTAAGTTTGATAAATCTGCTCTTGCTAATTCGTAACCACCAACTTGAGAACCATCATGTACCCTCAAAGAGTTTGTAGAGGAATTAACAGACAACTCACCAGCAGCTCCCTGGAAATTGTTATTTTGTGTCCCAGTCCCTCTTCTAAATTGAACTATAGTTGGCATGAGTTTTTTCCTCTATTTATTTAAGTTAGGACTTCAAAGTCGTAAGAAGCAATACTTCCTGCTGGTTGTGTTAAACAATCGAAAGAAGGGATCAAAGGAATTCCGAATGCATCAGTGGTTTGATTTAAATTTCCATAATCTCCAGTTGGGAAAGTATCAATTAATAAAGAAATAGTTGCAATTCCAAGAGTAGATGCTGCTGATATTTGAGCACCAACTATATTTAATATAGTTACAGCGGTGCCAACTAAAACTCCTTCATCTTGAATATTAATACCAGAAATTCCACCAGATCCACCTTCAATATTAATGGTAGCAATCCCCGCAGAGACAGTAACCGTAGAAATTCCAGTCCCTTTAAAGTTGAGAATAGATGCCCCAGTTCCTACATTATTACTATCATATTGAATTCCAACGTCTATTCCAGTTAAGTTAGATCCATCTCCATAATAATAATTGGCGGTAACATTTCCATTAAAGGTTCCACTACCCTTTACATGAAGTTTAGTGGTCGGTGTAGTTGTGCCAATACCAACTCTATCATTAATAATATCGACAAAAATATTATTATCAGAAACTAGATTGGCACTTTGCCTGTTTTTACCTGCCATTACTTCATATTTCCCTACATTTTTTTAGTGACAAATAATATTTTAACTATTTATTTCACCTAAAATTTGGTGTTTTAACATTTTAATTTCATTTTGTTGTTCTTTAACACACTCAATTAATAATGCAATCAATCCATTATAATTGACGGATTTTGTTTCTTTGTTGGAAACAATATTAGGAAGAACTTTTTCAACCTCTTGAGCAATAACGCCCATTGAAGATCTATCATCACTCTTCCAATCAAAAGTAACTCCTGTGATTTGAAGAAGTTTTTCTAATGGATTTTCAATCTGAGCGATATTTTTCTTTAAATTAATGTCAGAAGAAGAATTAAAATCAGTTGCTGTTACGATTCCACTTACAATTGCATCACCATAAACATCAAGTTTTGCTGTTGGCACCAATGTTCCAATACCGACGTAATTAGAAACTGTAGTAATTATAGTTCCGCCGACCCCAATATTAAAACTTGTTGCAGTTAAAACACCAACAGAAATACCATTAGAAGTTGTATTATCTCTTCCAGTAACTGAGTTTAAAGTATCAGTTTCAGTGTATGATGTTAAGTATGTGTTGGTATCTTCAGTTCCATTTGCTTTTAAGAATCCACCACTATTTGAACTCTTCACAAAAGAATTAGCAGTTACTATTCCTGTGGAATTGACATTACCAACATTTAATGAATTGAGAGTTCCAACAGAAGTTAAAGAAGATATAGTAACACCAGAACCAAGAGATGTGGATGATAAAACATCTACCCCATCAATTTTATAAGTTCTGCCAGATGAAATATTTAAGTTTTCACTGGATTTAAAAGCAGTATTAGTATAGTCATATAAAAATGTATTATTTGGTCCAATTTTAATACCAGCTCCATCTGAAAGTAAATCAGTTGTTGCTGTAGAAGCAATACCAATAACAAAATCTGCAAGTTCTATAGTTGTAGAATTGATAAATGTTTGAGATCCATCAATAAACAAATCGCCTTTAATTCGCAATACACCGGTATTATCTCCTATACCTGCAGGATCAATTACAATTTCTGATGGTCCAGTAATTGTATTATTAGTAATATTAATTCCTGTACCAGAATTGCCCGTGGATAATCTTGATGCAGTAACAATTCCTGTTGTATTAACATTGGAATTTGAATTTAATGCTGTTGCTATTCCTGCGGAATGTGCATATGTAGCAATTCCTGCTATATCTGCATATGGTGCAACAGAAGCCACTGCATTAATTGTTATTTCTCCATTGGTTCCATTTATAGGACTAATAGTTATATTAGTTCCAGCCTTAATCGCAGTTACAATTCCAGTTAAATTGGATCCACTTCCAGAGAATGATGTAGCAGTAACAATTCCACTTGTAACTGTGAGTCCTGACGAAATAGTTACATAACTTGTCAATCCTACTTGAGGAGTTGAACCTTCTCCAGTGCCATTATTAACGATAATTTGATTTGATGTTCCACTTAAAGAATGTACATAATCTCCGGATGTATGATCTCCGAGAGAAATTGAATTTGCAGTAATTGAAGAAGCAAGAGAAACATTATTTGTACCATTAAAAGATACTGCGGTTGCAGTAATCGGTCCAGTAATATTAAAATTTCTTGAATTTTGAAGTTTAGTTGCAGTAGAAGCAGTTCCTATTAAATCACCGTAAATAGTTGTTGCTGTTAAAATTCCACTAATATAGGTATTTCCATATACAGTTAAAGAAGAATTTATTGATGGACTTCCAATTGTTACTGGAGAAATAGTAGATATCCCAGATCCTTCACCAGGTTGCCCCCATACGGGATCTACTCTAATGATATTGAGAGTATATGTAATAATTTCAATAATGTCTCCTTCAGATGCACCTTCAGTTAAAATGACAGATGTTTCATTAGTGGCGGTAAAATCAGAAGAACTTAATTTTATACCATTCAAATATACATCAGCATACCCAATACTATAAGTAGCAGCAAATGTAGTTTGACCTGCAGCAGAAGTATAAGTATAAATTACTCTCGATGTTCCTGGAATATTAATTGTAGTTATTCCAGAATTAGTAGTAGAATAAATTGTAGATATGCCACCACCAGTGAAATTAAAAGTAGTTGTGGCAGTACTAACTAAAATATTATTGTAACTGACTGCAGATTCTGCTGCTCCACCTTCAATTGTGATAATACCTGTATTATTTTCAATAACAACTGAAGCAATTCCACTTCCTCTGAAATCTAGAGTAGTTGCTCCAGTTCCTACAAAAGTAGAATTAATTCCTAATCCAACTCCAGTAATTATATTTTGTAAATATTGACCGTCTCCATAATAAGTTATAATTCCAGAAGTTGCTGTTATAATACCAACAGTACTAATTGATACTTTTCCTAGTGTAGAAATTCCAGTTACATTTAAATTATTAAATGATGGATTGTCTGTTAGTTCAATTGTCGCTTGTCCAAAAACACTAGATGATGCTGTAATATTATTACCAATAAAATTTAAAATATTAAATTCATTAGGAGAACCTATTAAATTACCTTCGTCATAAATCGAAAGACCTGTAATAGCATTTGATGGAGCAGCATTAGCCCATACAATTCCATTTGCTGTAGAACTTACTACTTGACCAAGTGCACCTGGACTATTATTAAAATCATATAAACGACTACGAATTCTTATATTACCATTAACATCCAATAATTGTGTTGGGGTAGTTGTTCCAACACCAACTCTATTTGTCGTATCATCATAATAAAGATTTAAAGAACCCCCAATTATTCCATTATTATTATATTGAAACTGCCCATCAATACCAGCCGCATTTATTGATGTTGCAGAAATTCCAGTTAATTTACTACCATCTCCATAATAAACTACAGTTGTAACACCAGGATTAGTTGATGTGATGATACCTGTTGTCGAGATAGAAACAGTACCTATCGTTGTGATACCATTTACATTTAATTCATTAAGAGTCCCAACTGAAGTTAGAGAAGATATAGTAACACCAGATCCAAGAGTTGTGGAACTTAATACATCGGTGCCATTAATCTTATAAGTTTTACCAGAGGAAAGATTGAGGTTCTCACTTGATTTTAGTGCGGTATTCGTGTGATCATATAATAAGGTATTGTCTGGTCCAATTTTAATTCCAGCACCATCAGCAAGTAAATCAGTCGTTGCGGTGGATGCAATACCAACAATAAAATCAGCAAGTTCAATCGTTGCAGAATTAATGATGGTCTGTGTTCCATCTACAAATAGATCACCTTTAATTCTGACGGCACCAGTATTATCACTAACTCCAGAGGGATCGATAGTGATTTCTGAAGGACCACTGATTGTATTTGCGGTAATGTTTATTGCAGAACCGATAACACCAGTAGAAAATTGAGATGCTGTAATAATACCAGCATTAAAGTTTCCAGATGCATCTCTAGATACTAAAGTTCCTGCGGTGTTTGTTGAAGTTGCGTCAGTGTTAACTGTAATATAATTATCAGTAACTGCAACTGATATATGAGTTCCACCAACAATATTTAATGTATCGGTAAGAAGAGATATTGCATCTGTACCAGTATTGCCGGCAATATTCAATGTTGTTGCAAGAGCAGTACTTCCTGCAGATGTTAAACGACCTCTAGAATTAACAGTAAATGTTGGAATCTGCGTTGTAGATCCATAGGTTCCAGAAGTTACGCCTGTGGTTGAAAGACCTAAAATAACTGCTGCAGTTTCTACACCAGAATTATTAACTACAATGTCAGAAAAACCAGAATCTGAAATTGTAGCAACATAATTGCCGTAAGTATCTGTGCCAAGAGCAACACTATTTGGTTGTACAGACGCTGCAGTTGATGCAATACCAGTAAGATTTCCTACAAATCCACCCGTAGCACTAATAATTCCAGATGCACTAACATTTTTTAAATTAAAAATATCATTATCTGTAAATTGTATGTTACCTACTGCAAGTCTTGTGCCATAATTAAGTTGAGTTGAACCAATCCCAATCGCATAGTTACTTAACCATGCATCAGTGTTAAGACCTGCAAATGCATTGGTCTTAAACCACATGAATTTTTTATATGTTGGTGGTAAAGTTTCAATACCAACAACAGTTAAATTAACTAGTGGAGTCCCCTCAGTCGAAGCAATAGCAACACCACCATGATTTGATGTTGTGTCGGTTGAAACATCATTGCCATATGAATCAGTTGTAAATCCAAGAATTATATCTGCATCTTTGACCTTAAAATCTTCTGTAATAAGGTATCCAGTTGTTCCACCAACTGTAATATTTCCTGTTACATTTAAATTATTATTAACTTGGAGATCATTTCCAATAGTTACATTTCCAGGAAGTGTTGGATTTGTAACAAATCCAACAGTTGGATTTGACCTTTCTCCAATTCCCCCAGTAACAACGATTTGATTTTCTGTACCGGTAATAGTCTCTACATAATCACCAAAAGTATCAGTACCCAATCCAACAGAATTTGGTAATACCGATCTGGCAGTAGACGCAATACCGGCAAATGCAACACTTGCAGTTAAAACTTGTGCGTTTATTTGTTTTGCAGTTAAGATGCCAGTAAATTCGCTATCACCTATTACATATAGTGACGGTTGGTTCTCAGTATAAGAACTTACACCAATTCTAGAATATTTTTGTCTACCGCTCAGGAACCTTGGCATTTTTCGTATTAGTTAAGTGTTTCTAAGATGCTACCGATGAATTTCAAATTAGTGTTATCGCTTCCAGATAATACTAATACATCACCAGTTTCAAGAACTAATTTTCCATCAAGTATACTTGCAGTGTCATTTCCTGCAATTGCAAAATTTTTAACAATTTCAGTTGTTACTGCAATACCAGAAACAGATCTTTGATGAGAAACTGTCACATTATGAGATGCAGAATCAATGTTTGCTACTTGAGCTAACAAAACAACTCCAGAATAACCTACAGGTGCTGTATAAATTCCAACTGGATTTGTTGTTGCTACTTTTGTAATTGTTTTAAATACATTAAGTGCTAATGCCATTTTATATTAACCTCCTAGTGCGAGAATGAATGGTGTCACATTTGCGAATAAACTCTTGGAATAGAAGTTTCCAGAAATAGTTCCAGTTTGTTGGTTAATCACAACACCATCACCAATTCGGAAGTTACCTGATTGGTCTGTACCTGTATAAACAACTAATCCTCCATTGCGAGCGTCAGTTTCATTTTCTTGAATAGGAACTCCTCCTGTTGATGGAAGAGCAGACGCAATTTGAGTTCCAGAACCAATGTATTCAAATGAATGTCCAGATGCTAACACTCTACTTTGTTTAAATATAGGAACTGTTGTCCCAACACCAACGGCATATGGAACGTTCTCAGAAAGAGTAATTGTGCAAATTCCAGAAATAACTGGTGTTGAATTTTGAATAAAATAATATGTAGGTATCATTGTTAATGTTGCTGTAGCAGTATTAAATCCAACATTCGGAGCAGAAATAGTAATGGTTGGTGTGGTTGAGTATCCTCTTCCACTAGAAACTAAATCAATTTCTGTTATTGAACCATTTGATACAGATGCAACTGATTGTGCAGCAACACCCCAAGAAGTGAGAGGATCAGAAATTGTTACAATTGGTTGACTAGTATATCCAGTTCCACCAGATCCAACAGTAACTTTTTTAATTGTGTAATAAAGTTCACCAAAGTATAAAACTTGACCATCGAAAGGTCTTACAGTATTAATTTTTACTGTTCCACCAGATTGATATGTATGAGGAAGAGTTGATGCACCAACATAAACCGAGAAAGAATTTGATGATGGAACAGATTGAATTTCAAAAATATATCCTCCACTTCCTGATGGATAAGTTACAATTCCAGGTCCAGATGTACAAGTAAAAGCAAGACCTGCGATTGTAAGACCCATTCCAACATTAAAATTATGATTAGAATTTACAGTAATTGTAGTTAAACCAGTTGCATTATCATAAACTGCATTTGTAACATTATAGGTTGGTGTGTTTAAATCTAAAGTAAATACATCAGAATCAGCAGCAGCAGAACTTGTAACAATTCCAGTAAATTTTAAAGGACTTACACCATCAGCAACTAATCCATAATTACCAAATGATGAATTGGAGTTAGTTAAATCACATGCACCACCAGTTCCACAATATACAGCAATATCATCACAAATAGTAAACATAGATACTAACTGAGCATATCCCTCATGAGTAATTGATGCTCCAATACCATTTTGATTGTATTGAGTATAACTATCCAGAACCATTGATTTGAGTGGTCCAATTGCTTTAGAACCATCAACTTTTAATCCAATACTATTAGAAATAAAGTTGGTACAATTTTGAATATATGGTGATTGTGCAAAATACTTAACCTCATTTGGATTAAATGTAAATATGGCCTTTCCAGAATTTAATGTTCCTGTGTAAGACATTTCTGCAATATAATTTCCAGGAGAAACATAAAACAAATCTTCATCTGCATTTTGAGGACTTACAGATACTTCTCTTAGACTATCACCAACTATTGAAACTTGTTCTGGAATAATGAGTGGATTATTCTCTACATAAGATCCAGCACTAACTTTAATAACTGTTCCTGTTGTTGCTTCTGTAAGTGCTGCTCCGATTGTTCTTTTTGCGTCTCCAATTTTTTTTCCTGTATTGGTGTCGATTCCGTCTGCTGTGACATATAGAATATTAGTAATTGTTGTTCCTGCACTGACTCTTACAATATCGGAACCAATTCCTGCACGGTTCCTTTGGATGTAGAGTTCGGCATCATGTGTATTAAGAGCTAATTCCCCCAATGGTAATTGTTCTACCGTTGGTTTCTTACCAGGAACTGCTGATCGTTTAATTCTGATTATTGGTGCTGCCATTCAACCCCTCATTGATGGTATATACCGCAAGAACCGAATATATATTCGGTGTTATTATTATTTATTTAAGTAAAATCTTCTTCAACTTTTGGTGCTTTTTTATTTTTGAGTTTTGTTAATTCAGTATCAAGTAAATCAATTTTTTTATTTAATTGACTCACTTGAGTTTCTAAAACTATATTTTGATTAAACAATTCAAATGCTTTTTGTTGATATGTTGCTATAACTGATTTTAAGTCATCATCAGACATAAAATAATAGGAGATAAACTCCTCTTATTTATGAATAGGTCTATAATTTTTAGAATGTTCCAGCGTCTATGGTTATATTTTGAAGATTGAGTTCTGCCCCAATACACCCAATAACTTCTTGAGCCCCGCCAGTACAAGTATTGTTCACCCATAATGCACCAATTTCAATAGGTGCATATGTCGTCACTGAAAGTTGTGGAGTTCCTACTGTTGTTCCATCAGTATCTGCTGCAAGAACAGTAGCAAATTTAAAGATTGAAATATTTGACTTACCAGCATCTGCAGATTCCCATACAACTGCAGATTTTTTAGCAGAACCATCATAATAATTAAAAAGAACACCCAAGTCCCAAGTTGTGGCAGAACTTGGTGCATTTCCATCAACTCTTCCAAGTTCAATTGTGCGATCTTCAATAGTTAATGCTGCAGTATTAACTTGAGTTGTAGATCCATTTATAAATAGATTTCCAGTAACTGTTAAGTCATCATTAATAATGGTATTTCCGTTGCCAGAATCCAAAGTCAGTGGACCAGTATTTGTATCAATAGTGTTATTATCGGTAACACCTATTTGTATATTGTCAATTGTAGCCTGCCCCATTGTGCTGCTACCATTAACAACCATGTTTCCTGTTATAGTTGTTAATGATGATTCAAGATACAAATCATCTGGTCCTGCTGCAGTAGTTCCATCATCATTTCTAATTCCAATGTGAAGTCTAGCATTCTCTCCACTTTCTACATAATATTGAATAAAAGCAACATCTCCAGAACCACCGCCTGGATCTGAAGGCCAAACAATTCCATATCCATTTGTTATTCCATAACCAACAGATGGAACTATTTTTCCAGAAAAATAAGAATTTCTCCACCTCTGAGTCGAAATGCCAATATCATAACTATTATCATCATTTGGAACTAAGTTAGATACAAATTCTCCTCCAACATTAATATTATCGGTGTTAGAATCACCAATATTAATTGTACCACCCCTAAAAGTTACTACACCGACAAATTCTGATGTTCCCCCTACATAAAAACTTCCACCAATTGAAACATTTTTATTGATACCAAGACCACCATCAATCTGAACAGAACCAGTATCTGGATTTCCTAAAGTGTTATCTGTTGTATCAGTAAATGATGTAATTCCTGGGAGAACAGTGCTAGCAGGGAGAGAATTGGTCCAACTTAAATTACCAGTTGCATTTGTTGCTAAAAGAAAAGTGTTAACAGGAGTTTCAGGTAAAGTATAAGTTGTAACTCCTACAAGAGTATCAGGTGATTTAATTTGAATATTGTTGGTTCCATCTTTATCAACTAAAGACAATCGCAAAGATGATGTTCCATCTTCTCTTCGCCAATAACGATGAGAACCAAGAAATTTATTACCGCTTACAGAAGTGTCAAATCCAATAAAAAAGTCAAAGTTGTTTAAAGAAAGAGCAGGTTCTCCGGGTCTAAGTGCAGGTACTGTTCCCGCTGCCCCAGCAGAACCTCTCTTAAACTGAAGAACTGGTGCTGCCATTTCTTATTCCTTTGTCTTGTATTAATATTTATCTATCAAAAAGTTCCGCCATCTAAATCTATTCTACTATCAAGATCAACATCGAGAGTATTAACAAAGTCTCCTGGAAGACCTGGTTGAGCACTTACTGTAGTTGATGCTGCAGAAAGAACTGCGTCTGGATCAACAATCACAAATTTATTTAAATTACTGTTGTATGCAACAACATAATTTTCTTTTTGTGGATTTGGTGTAATCTTTGAGATGTCAGGAACACTTACATCAACAAGTTCTTGGAAATAGTTTGAAGGCATTGTCGTCTCCCTAGTGACTTTAAAAGAAGATTTTGGTGCAAACTTAACAGTATACTGGATTCCGTTTGTTATTGAATTACTCATTAGATTATACCGATATTGATGGTGTTACTAATGCCATACCTTCTATAACTCTAGATTTTATTCCACTTCCAGATGTAATCACTATATCATAATAGTTTCTTCCTTCCGACAAACTTGCAGTTGTAGTATGTGCCATTGAAACCTGTATTTTACCAGTATTTGCGGTAATAGTTATACTGAAAGGATGTGATGTTAGGGAAGAATGGTGCTTTTTAATTTTAGCAACAGCGTAATAACCAGTTAAATTGAATGGAGTTCCATCAGAATTGTTAATTGTAAAAGTATTTTCAAAATAAGTACCTTTTTCAATTGTTATATTGACTGTTGGAATTGTCATTTGTGGTTATGAATTGTGAGATTTACTGAACTTACTACCACCATTTTTTTAACTATTTATCTTCAATATTTTTATTTTGTTTTATGAGTTTTAAAAGATCCGATGTTGATCCAACAAAAAGTGCATTTGTTACATTTGTTGGATTTTTTGATTTTGTTTCATCAATGTCTTTCAACTTTTTTTGTAAATCTAATAATTTATCAGTAGCATCAGCTACATTTTTAATAAGTTGTCCTGCTACCTCATATGCCCTTGGTTGGTCAGTTTCTTGAGCTAATTCTAAAATAGAATTTATTGCTTCTTGCCCCTTTTCTATTAAAGAATATAAGTTTCCTCTGGTATATTGATAATCTTTATCTATATCGTCGTTTGATTTATTGATTTCAGGTCTAGTTGATATTACTTCAGATGAAACTTCTATACTTAAATTTTCGTTTGAATCTTCAATATCAAAAGTTTGGTTTAATTTTTCAAATTTATCTTTCATAATTATATGTCAACATTTTGAGATGGACTATATTCTTTAAAATCTTGAAGGAAAGTTGTTTCTTCGTTAAATCCAAAATCATCTCCATATTCAATTAAAGTATCATCAGATGCATTAACTAGATTTATCTTTGTCCCCGCCACATGACCTTCAATTAAGGTATTTTCATAACCTCTAATGACAACTAATTTATTAGAATCTTTAGATTCAACATACATTAGTTCATTATGTAAATAAATTCTAGATCCTGTTTCAATAGATGAAGCATCTATAACATTAATATATTTTGTTATTTCATCAATGTTATCTGCAAGTACAGTTGTGGCATCATCATTGTAATCTTTTGTTGCTCTAGGAGTAACAACGTAACGCATCTCTCTTTTTTTGGTGTCTACTCCAGTCATATAATCCAAAGTAACTTTTTTGATAATTCCGGTAGAAGAGGATGGAATTGGTCCAAATAGATAAGTTTTTGCTGTAAATCTCAAAGTATAAACTAATGATCTTCTTTTCGTAAAATCACCTTCATAATCGTCAGTAAAAGAAACACCGTCTAATATTACTGGAATATCTTTTTTTTCGTTTATTGGATCAACCAAATTAATTGTCATGTTAAAACTTGGTTGAAAATAAGGCAATATCTGTTCAACAATTTGAAGAGCATCATCATTGAGTTTTGTAATTATATTTAATTCAAATTGCATATTATATGGAACGGGCATGTAAACTTTTTTACCGGTTTCCGATACAAAACTTTGTGTTGTAGTTACTTTTCTACTAGCATCATAATTTAGACCATTGAATTCAAATGACATTCTTGGGAGTGTCATTTTTACTGGTCTTAATGCTGAAGGGTCTTGCTCAATTCTTGCAAGAAACTTTTGAATTGGACCGTAAGCTAAAGGAACTTTAACAACACTAATTGTTTTATCAGAGTTATTAGTATGTCTAATTTCAATATTATTGAATATATTTCCAAAAGATATAATTGTCTTTCTAAAAATTTCGTGATAAAAATAACCAAACATTTTAATGCAATCCTTTACTTATATTTAACAATTAAACTTCCCCAAAAGGATTTATTTCATTAAAATCAGTTATAGAATCTCCTTCAGATTCAAATAAATCATTTTGAGCATATGGATCTTCCAAATCGTTGGTTTCTATAGAAGTAATCATATAAATTGCCGATGATGCTAAACCAGTTAAAGTTTCTCCTTTATTAAAAGACCCATTTAGGATTGCTACTTGCAGTTTACTTGTTACTTTATTCCAATCTCTAACTACTGCAGTTGTTGAAGTTGCAGATCCGATAACATCTTCATCATATATATAAGTTCCCGTACCAATTATGGATGAATTGGAAATTGTAATTACTGGAGAAATTGTGTAACCAATACCAGCATTAGTTAATCTAATAGCAGATATGGTTCCAGCTGAGGAAACAACAGCAAGTCCTGTTGCAGTAACAGCATAAGAAACATTCGATGGTGCTGAAAAAGTTACTGTTGGTGTGCTTGCGTATTTAGTTCCACCATTAGTAATGGTAATTATTCCAACTGAAGCAGCAGAAGTTGCTATACCTACAACTGCCTTTGCTCCTGTTCCATTGCCACCAATAAAATATATTTGAGGGACTTCCGTGTATCCATATCCAGGATTAGTTATTAAGACTTTATCTATTGAGTATGCTTTTGTTAATCCACTTCTAGATGTCATTATGGCAACTGCTGTTGCTGTTACACCCACTCCTGGTGGTGATATATTAACTGTCGGTGTAGATGTATATCCCTGCCCATCATTTATCAAAGTGATTGTTTGAACTCCACCTGTTACATTTGTAGTAACAGCTGTTGCTGTTACTCCTATTCCGGCAAGAGTAAGAGTTGCAGTATATCCTTGATTTTTAATAGTTTCGTCAATTTTTTCTACACCAGTATCTATATCCTCGTTTCCATATTCAAAAAGTTCACATCTAAATTCATAAACATAATTTTTTCCAAGTTGATAAAATGGTTTTTCTCTCTCCACAAATTTAATTTCAAATAATTTATCTCCCAATGGGAAAAAAATTAAATCGCCTTCATTTGGTCTAAGAGAAGACTTTATATTTGGTTGACCTTTTATCAAATTACGTATGTATAAATCATATCTTTCTGCAGAAACAATTAAAGTTAATTCATCAGAAACCGTGACACCAAATTTTGTCAGAACATCAGAATTTTCAGCATATCCCTCATAATTTGCAACATATGCTTCTAGTGGGTGAGCATTATCAAAAATGGATTCTACAACCTCTTTTATTATTGTTTTTTCTGTGATGTATTTTCTGGGTAAATAATGAATTTCTACTCCAAACATTCTCAGATGTTCATTAATCAAATCTTGTATTAATCCCTGTTCTCCAAAAGAACCTTGTAAAAAGAAAGGATTTAGCATTATCCTATCATGTCAAGAGGTGGTAACTCAAATTCAGTCATCATACGTTTTTTAATATCTTCTAATTCGTTGATTGCATCTTCATATATTTCTCTGCCATTTAATTCAACACCACCAGGTAATTTAACTCCTCTAAATTTAATTAAGTTTTGTCCCCATTGTTTTTTAATTAAATAAGTTAAATATGGTTTTAAGAAAGAGTCATTCCAAACTCTAGGAGCATCTGCAGGATCTAAAACTCTATAACAATCAATAATTAAGTATTGTCCAACTTTTACTGATGCCCAATCCATATCAATATAAAGTCTATCTTGCCTTTTATTGAATCTGATCATCTTCTCTGGATTTAATAACCAACTAATATCTTCCAAATATCTTTTTACCATTGTGTAGCTTAAAAGTTCTATCGTGTTAAAATAATATACATCATTAAGCATCAATTGATACTGAATATTAAACATTCCCTGTGATATTGTATTACTTCCATCTACCTTAAAAATTTTATTAACTCCGATTACTGCTGGAGGAATTTGTATATAATTTGAAGTTTCTTCATATGAAAATGTAGTAGCAGCTCCTACTATTGTAGAACTTGCTGATGTTGTTGTGATTCCAGATGAAGTAGTTGTTTTTGCCCTTCCTCTATCAATATCTTCCTGAGTTACTTTATATTTCAAGTACATTTGCATTACACCATCAAAATGCCTTTCTTGAAAGTATTGAATGGCATCGTCAACAAGATCTTCAATTTGCTCATCAGCGACGTTGATTTCTAAAACTGGATAACCCAATTTTCTTTTGCAATAATCTATAAGTTCTTGTCTTGTAGATGGTTGAGCCATTATGATTTTGCCCCTATAGAGGTATTTATGGTTTGTTAATTAATTCGACAAGTAAATTTTTTATATCCATTATATCTTCTTTAATCATATCGAAATCTTCTTCCAGTTTTTGTAATCGCATTTTTTCATTCTTAACTTCTTCTAAATGCTGCATATGTTGTTTATATGCATTATAATTTGTGTTAATGATTGCACCAGATTCTAAATCTCGATAGAGATCAGTCCTTCCTTCAACAGGTATCAAATTGTCCATATTATGCTAATGCAATAGCTCTCAATTCTTTAATTAGAGGAACATTTGCTTGATCAGTTCCTGTCATAATAATTTTAATTGAAAACTTGTTGAATGATGGTAAATTGTCAATACTATATTCATATTCTGAGAATTGCTTTTCTTTATTATTTGGATTAATTTTTACATTAGAACTTGCAGTATTTTTTGATGAATCTATAACTTGTCCGTTTACATCAAGATTTTCATATCCAGGGAATGGTTCATAGAATGGAGAATCTGTTGAACTATCATCTCTAAAAATTCTATACAGAACTTTAATCTCAGATGTTTCTGGTCTATATGCACCAAACAAAACTTTAAGTGAAGTTGCTGGATTTGCTAATTTAATATCATTAGAAACGTAAACTGCAGAGTGAATATCGTTTAGAGGATTTCTTGTGCTACGAACTCTTTCTGTATTAGCAGTCCAATTATCAACTGGGGCATCAATTTTATTGGACGTAAAGATAACATTAGCTCTATCAAGATCAATAACTGGAGAAACTCTATCATCACCTGTGAACATATCAATTGCACAAGTAAATGATTTATTACCGGGTAAATCAGTTAATTGGGATTCTTCATTTTCCGGAGAGGCAATCATTCTTAAAGTAGTTAAGTCAGTTAGTGCTCCTGAAGTAATGTCTATTGGTTCAAATCCTTGATCTAGGAAAGAAATTTCACTTCCATTAACACTTGTAGCACTGATTGTTCTAATTCTTCCAGAAATCCCAGTTCCTTTTGGAGTAAATGTTTTTATATTTGGTGTGATTGTTGAGAATACAATGTTTTGGGAAGCGGTAAATGTATCTAATCCTTCTCTAGTATAATTTGAACTTGATCCATTCTTTGTTTGATTAAAGAACAGATCTGGAAAATCTGGATTTCCGGATCTACTAATTCCTCTGGTAGTATCACTCATATCAAGTTTAATATGATAATTATCTAGATTGATAGGAGTAGGAACGGTAGCTAAAGGTGCGGACATATTATGAATCCTATTAATTCTTCTTAGTGACACTCCATTAAATTCATACTTATAGACATTATCGTTAACTTCGTGTTGCTTTGCTTTGAGTTCTTTAAAGTTATCAGAATCAATTGCTCTTGTAATACCAGTTAAAGTATTATTAGATGAATTAGTTCCAGTATACTCAATAATTTCTTGTTCAATCTTAACATAACCTGGATTTGTGCTAGAAACACTTACATTTTCAAAAGTTGTAAAAATACCAACATTTGAAACTTCAATTGAAGTAGTTGCATTTGTTGCATATCTTGCTAAGAGAGTTGCTGGTTTAATATCTGATTTTACTCCACGAATAAGAACTAAGTTGTTCGTAGAATTCATTCCGTGACTTGGGTTGGAAATTCTAAAGTGAAGACCATCATTCGTTGCATTTTGCTTGCGATAAGAAATTGTTGCAACTCCAATAGCACTTGTAACTCCAGCATTTGTTACAAATGTAGCAAGTTTTCCAAGGAGAGATGAAGTCGTACCTTGGACATTATCCAAAAATAGTGTATTAACAGAAGACAGAGAACTAACAGATAGTTGTGCGGAAGTGCTGCTAATAATTGAAGAAGGAATTCCAACAATGTCTCCAACACGATAACCAAATCCACCATTAACAACTGATGTAATTCCAAGTTGATTTGAAGCAAATGTAACATTTACAGTTAACCCTTCTCCTTCTCCAGTTATTGTGTCTAAAGGGACATTATTAATTGAGGTATTTGTATATCCACCTCCAACGTTTGTGGTTGTAAGTCCAGAAGGAGAGCTAACGGAACCAGCAAATCCCACTAGTTTTCCACTTAAGTTTGTGTCCGTAACACCAATACTTACGCCTAAAGTTAATGGAATTGCTGAAACACTTGTAGATAATCCAAGTACAATTTTATTTGAAAGTGCATCAAGTGAACTAGGTTCTAAAGAAATTCTCGTATCATTTATAACTTTATCATTATCTTCCTTTGCTGTTCCAGGAATTGGGTTATATAATGAGAAGGTTGCTGGAGTTGTATTAAATTTAGCTCTGTACAGAGTAAACTTAAGATCTTCATACCCACTTGGTTCCCAAGTAGAACCATTCTGAGATTTAAACAGTGAACCAAGAGTTGGTTGTTGTGCAACAATTCTTTTTGCAGATTCTGGTAAATCTCTAGTTTGAATATCTTCTTCACCCATTCTAGAAATCCAAACTTGATATTCTGTAGAATCGGAAAGAAGAACAATGGCATACTCTTTACCATTTTCTAGATAAACAGGAGCATCAAATTTGACTTCTGTTTTTTTAGATGCATCTGTAGATGGAGTTATATCTGCAGGAAGAACCTCTACTTCAGAAAATGGAAGAGGTAGAGATGTTGGTATACCATTTTCAACTGTTCTTAATTGAACTATGACTGGTTTTTTAATTTGTACACCATTAACAGTGTAAACACCAACATCTTTCTTAAAAAAATACAAGTCTAATTTTGTTACAAAAACTCCATTAGGTTCTGAAATTGTAAAACTCTGAGCTAAAGGATCTTTTGTATTACACTTTGCAGCTGGTGTCGATTTTGATTTAGTAACTCCGGTGGAGGAACTAACAATATTTGTAGAAGAATTTACTGTAGAATCTACACTTTGAACTGTTCTAGTTCTAGAATCTGGAACTACAGTTCTAGTAACACTCGCATTTCTGATACTTAAAATTGTTGTTTCTTTTTCTTGAAGAAAACCCTGTGCAAAATAATCTTGCTGAGCAAAAGAACTTACAGTGCCACCAACGGGATCATCTTCATCGGAGTCAGTTAACTTGAAATTTCTAATTCCAGTCTCAAATTTTCTTTCTCCATTATTGGGAAGATAGAATGAACCAATAAGTGTTCCCACTTCGTCAGAAATTAATCTCTGACGAGTTACTGTTGCGGAAGCACCACTATCTTCACCACGTAACTTACAATTTTTTCTTATTTGACCCCAGAAGGTTCCAATTGCTTCTTCTGCTAGAGATGCAGTATCTATGTTTAAAACAGTACTAGACAGTGCGTATCCGCTACCTAAACGGTCCCCAGTTTCACTGTATGGATTTGTATCATAAGTATCTGTTGGTGCGTCATATGGACCATATTTATGGTTGTGTTTTGCTACTCTAAACTCACCAATCACCTTACCAGAAGGATTAAAACAAGTTACCGTTTCACCCACTTTAAATGGACGATTACCTGTTACATTATCCATTTCGATTTCCACAAGTTTAGGGAAACAGTAAGTACCAACTCTTACATTATCAAAAAATGGATAAAATTGTGTATTTGGTTTTAATTTTTTAGCAGTAAATTCAATATCCCTTTCTCTCATGTCATAAATGACGCTGGTATTGATAACTCTTTCACCTAAAGATTGTTCATCTTCAACTGGATTAACTTCCCAAGAAATTCCCTCTCTTGTTTCATTAACAGATACTTTATTCGTCCCCTTTGTCGATTTATTTCCATTTGTTTGATTTGCATTTATAGAAGAATTGACGGGGACAGCTCCTGTCCAATCAGTAATCCAGTCTCCCCAAACAGTTGCTTTGTTTTTTGCTCCTCCTGTTATTCCTTGAACAGTTTCTAATGTAGATTGGTAACTACCTTCAAGTTCTATTTTATTTGTTTTTGGTTTGCTCGAATCAAACCAAGTATCTGATGATGGATTAAGTTGAAGAATTCCAACGTAAGAAGTTACTAAGAAAGGTGTTACATTTTCTACTCTAGTTGCAAATTCATTTTTAACCAGTTCTTCATGTGTATATTTGATTGTTACAATCTTATTTTTATGTCTCCTATAATTTTCATCTTGAGATTCTTCTTCATAGGTATAATCAACTGAACTATCTTTTGATGCAGCAATTCCAATAGCTGCAGACTGACCTATTAAATCTAAAGCTACTGTATTAGGTGATGGTCTTAAATAACCTTTTACTTTATCAATACTTGCTTTAAAAATAGGACTTTTTTCATTGTGTGAGACATGAGACTTAAAGTTATCTACAAAAAATCCAGACTTAAATCGATCAAGTCCATTTGTTTTAACTGATAAAGTATCTGCGGCAACTTCTAATAAAGAAAGTTGAGTATAGTACTCAAGATTTTTAATTCTACCCTCAAGTCTTGAGATATCTTGCATTCTATATCTTTTGTGGGTAGCCAAAGATATTTTTACATCATTGATATTATACAAATATGCTGGAATATTAACCGTAGCAACTTCCAACATATCATCCATGTTTTTGGCTGGCAATGGATTAAGTGATGGAGTTCCCTTTACAACTTGAATATTACCTTCTTTACTTAAAAATATTTTATCAATTCTTGGTAAGTAATATGTAAAACTTACAAAGAAACTTTCATCTGGTGCAAGATAATATTGATTTGATTGTCCTTGCCCAGAAAAGTTTCTTGCTGAAAACTCAAATGGGGAATAATTAGAACTCATATCATATGCAGAAACTCTTGGTCTGATGTCAAGTCTATCTGAAGCTCTATCTGCGTTGATAAAAGGTAAGTTGCTATACTCTTCGACTGGATAACTATCTACAGTAATAATATCTCCAGTATCTGATGCTTCAATATAATAATTCTGGAAAATAACTTTTATTTTGCGAGTTGGACTAAATCTATCGTCTTTTTTAATAAGACGGGAATAATCATAATAATTATTTTTATATCCTTCGTCTAGTTCATATCTTGATGTGATGTTTTTATCACTTAAAGTGAGAGTATCACATATTCCTGTTATATTTGAATCTGCAAATGATACTATTTCATTAAAACTAAATTCAATAGAATTTAAATAAACAAACTCAATTGTTGAGTTTGAAGGTGTGGAAACTATAATTCCTACTGCACCACTTGTCTGACCTATAAACTGCTCTCCAATTAAAAGATCTGTAGTAACCTTGTTAATTCCACTTAAGGATCCTACAACAAATGACATAGTTGGCAATGTAGGATTATTTGTATCGTCGGATTCAAATATTGCTAAAACTTTAGTCACATCTGGGACATTTAGTGAAATTTGCTCATCTTGAACTCTAGTGCCATAAACTTGACTATAAGTAAGTCCATCGTTTAGGGTAGTTGCTCCTGTTCCGGACTCTTGTTTATTTGATCTGCCAATAATAAGTGAATTAACCTTGTTAAGTTTTTTTACTTTCGCATTAAGATTGGATTTCTTAACGGTGACAATTAAAGTAGCATTACTTCCACTTGCTTTAGTTAAATTTTTAATTTCTAGTTGCTTCATTCCATTAAGGAATGAAAATTGAGAAGAAATTAAAGGTTCAATAATACCATCACTGTAGGATAAAGAATATCTACCTATTGCATGTCCAGTGTAAATGTAATCAGTTCCCGTTAAATCTGGGCCAGTTATAGTGTTTCCGGAAAAAGAAGCAATATTATACTGTCTTCTTAAGATTACTTCAGAATTTTTAGAATCAACCGATTTAACATTTTTTTGTGTCAGTTTAGCAGTATAAGTTGAATCTGAGACATCAAATCTTTTGGCAGTTTTTAATGTTAAATCAGAAACAGTAATTTCAGCATTAGATGTATCACCATCACATATTCCAACAACACTAGTAACGGATGATAATCCCAAGACTCTTCCACTTGAAGATATTGAATTAATTCTATTAAAAGTAACAGTGCTAAAACCTGGTCTATTGTAACTAATAATATTTCCTACAGTTACAATTCCAATAAAATTAGTACTTGAAGAAGTTAAAGTGCATATTCCTGTTCCATCTTTGGCTGTTATCGTATATGATGGAATAGGAATTTTTGATCCAGACGATCTAATAGTAACATCTGGTGAAGAATCTATATTAAGAAGAAAATCTGCATTAAAAGTTTTTGAACCTTCAGTTTGATGAACAGAATATACATTGCCTAATTTATAATCATCCACTGATTTAATAGTATGCCCAAAAGTACCTATACCATTTACAACAATTCCTTCATTTTTTACAAATTTTCCATTTATTTCATAAAGAGTTAATGAGTCCGTAGCAGCTGCCCCAACTCTTAAATATCCCTGTGCTCCACTTGAAGTACCTTCAATTAAAGTTGGCACTGATAATGTAATATTTGTACTTAACCCAATTTTAGTAAAAGTTTCTACATCAAAAAAACTTAATTCCCAGTTAGTAGTGACACCAACTGTTTGAACTTGTCTAAAGTCATATGCTCTAGCCACACCAATCTCATCACCAGCAGCAACTGAAAGATTTGTACCTAATCTTCTATCTCTAAGACTTAAATAAGATGTTGTTCCCAGTCCAACTACAGGTTGACCGTAAATGTTGTTAACATAAACTGATCCACCAGCTTTAAAAGCTACTCCTTCGTTGGTTACTGTATTGGTGGTTCTTGGTTTTTCTATATCAATTAATGTTTGTCCATCTTTAATGACTTCAAATCCCCTAACATAAGCCTTTCCTGGTGAAATTTTATACACCAGTAAATCATCTGATGCTTGATTGCCATTAGTTGTCAATTCATTTTCAAAAAATAATCCATTATTACCCAACCTATCATTTAGTGAATTTTGGGAACTAATAGTAAATGGATTGATATAGTAATCGCCAGACTCATCATACGTTCTTCTTGCCAACTCTTCGGCAATTACATTATATTGAGTTTTATTTGCAAATTTTTGTACAACTCCACTATTTAATCTTAATAATTCAATAAAATCTTGATCATTGAAATCATCTAGTGGTTTTTTAATTAAAGTTGTTGAAATTTTTAATCTATCAGCTCCTGGTGCAGAATAATTTGAAAATCCTCTTGAATTATCATATAAAGATTCATCTTGATCAGCAGAGACTATTTCTTCATCAATAAAGAGTCCAATTCTATGCGAGGGTGTATTTGAAAAATTGTCTAAAACTAAAGTTTGAGATGAAACTCTTACAAAATATCCTCTTATAAAATAAACACCCTCTGAAATAAATGCTGCTGATCCAGAATTTGTGGATGAAGTGTTAATTGCCTTTGCAAAATTTTGACCAGAAGAAATGATATTTGAAATTCCAAAAGTAATATCAGAAAGTGTAACTAAATTTTCCCCATCAACAAATTTAACCACACCGAAGTCTGTACCAGCACTTTCATAATTTATATAAAGAATTATATTTCCTGTATCCTCATTAATTGCAGTATTAGTAATTCCTGCAACCACTCCACTAATAGATCCCTGTATTTTTACTCCTATCAGTTTATCTAGATATAAATTTACGGGTAAACCTAAAAAGTCAGGTTCAATTTGTACACTTTCATACTCTAGTGTGAATGTTATGCCACCGGGAATGACTCTGGCACCCTCTTTGAAAAAATGACTTCCAAATTTTTCAATTTGATTTTGAAGGATAGACTGTAAAGTAGTTAATTCTCTAGCTTGTACTGAATATCCTGGCTTAAAAAGAACTTTATGAAAATCTTTATTTGGATCAAAATCGTCAAAATAGGGAGTTCTATTTAAATTAGTTTCCTGTGGCATGATTGTTAAAACTGCAGTATGATTTTGATGTCTTCTTTCTGATTAGAAGTTCTAATTACTGAGGGTCTATTATCAACATATAGTATATCACCAGAATATTTTTGAACTTCTGGAGAAGATACACCCTCTATAAAGGATTGACCAAGGTAATAAGTAAAATTATTTATCACCGTAGAAATACCTGGATTATTAGTGGTTCCAAATGAAGTGTCTATTGTTAGATTATTGGATCCACCAAAAATAGTTAGTGCTCCGCCTGTTCCAGTTGTTGATGAAAAATGATGCTGTTCATATCCATATTGTGGAGAGATTGGATTGTCATAAGCATCTCTTTGAGTAGAAATTGAAACACTGGATTCTTGCCAATACTTTAAAACACCAGTTGTATTATTCCATGAAGCAACTTTACCTATTGATGTTGAAGCAACTCCTACAGTTTGTGTTATTTGAGAATCTAAAGTATAAGTTGTTGATGTTACTTGCCCAGTCAATTTGAGAGCGTATAAAGCACTTGCTTTTTGTTTAGTTAGAATAGTGGTTGAATCGTAAGAAGTCGGATTTTTTATGATTCCAACTCTGGCAAATTGATTTCCAGTTACAAAATCTGGATCTACTGAATCATTTTCAAATCTTGAATAGATTAGAGTCTTTGTAGCACCAAGTTCTTTATAAACATCATATCCATGCCCTCCTTGAGGAGGAATAACTACTAAAAATTCAGCATCTTTATCAGAAGGACCATTAGTAATTCCAACAGAGTCTAAATCAACAGTTCCAAAAGTGTATCCAGAACCTCCATTTGTTACAGTTACAGATAAAACTTTTTGATCTGCCCCAACTACAATTGAACATAGTGCTCCTCTACCATTTCCTTTGATAGGAACATTATTATACGTATTGGGAGTATATCCTTCTCCTCTATCAATTACAATTGCGGTTTTAATCTGCTGACTTATTGTAGTATTATCTCTTACTGCTGCAACACTTGTATTTGTTGCCCAATCTGATGGAACAGGCATGTAGTCTGTAGAGTCAAACTTAATTAACTCTGATGGTTTGATAGTATAAAGATACTTCCACAAATATCCATCACCACTTATCCCAGCAAATCTTGGCTCTAAATCAACAAATGTTGGTTCATCTAAAGATGGTTTTCCATTAGGATTTTCTGGATCTGCACCATTGTTAATACAGATATAAACTCTATAATCACTGTTTACAATATAGTAGTTTGCATTATATAAATTTGTTGCTCCACTATTGGGTGCTATATTATCTGCCGAATAGTCATGACGATACATATCATATGTTGTACCAGACTCCCAGTTAATTTTTCTGATAACTTTTGAAATATCTGAAGAATTTAACTTCTTCATTGCAATTATAGTATCCCAAAAAGAGTGATACTGGTCAAAATTATCTACAGGTCCTGGTGGGTTAGTGTCCCAATCCGCATCAACTTCATTTGCATTAGGAAGACCTAGAAAAATATAATAACTTGAAGTCACTGAAGCAATTCCAGTAACTAAATTATCACAATTTAATATTCTAAACTGATTTGTAATTATCGCAGACATTTAAGGTTTTTTATTTATTTATGAGGTATATAGTGATCTGATAGAGTTTAATCTTACAATAAGTGGAGCTGTTGATAATCCAGTGATTCCATTAGTCAAATCAACATCAAAATTAGTTGGATTTGGTCCTCTATTAAAGTTATGAATTCTTCCCCAACTAAATCTACCAAAAAATGCACTATTTCCCAATCCTGTTAAATTATTAAATGATGTTACACTAGTAGTTACACGAACTAATTCTGATGTGGTTCCAACTCCTACAGCATCTCCTGTAATTTTTTCAACCTTGTGCGCTTGGTATACGTTGTTAATATATGTGCTACCAATTCCTAACGTGGTATTGCTCATATCAATAGAAGTCAATCCACTACCAATCACCGATTCTGAAACAACAAAATAATATCCAGTTTGTATTCCAGAAACTGTTTGTGCGGTTCCAACTTCATTTGAATTCCTAAAAACAGAATCTTTAGGGATATAAAAATCAAAAGTTATTCCAGTAGTAATTCCAGATATGCTCGTGGTTCCAACTCCACTGATAACACCCTCATCCCCTTGATAAGATACATTTAAGATCGTTTCTGTTTTAAAAGTATCAAATTCGATAAGAACTCTTGGTGGATTTATAGATGTATAACCAGACCCTGGACTTGTTACTGATACTAAAGATACAGTTCCAAGTCCACTAATTGCAGCCGTTGCTATTGCTACTGTTCCTGATGTTGGTGTGGAAACTGTTACCGTAGGTGTTGTAGAAAATCCTACTCCACCATCTTCAATAACAATACTTGAAATTGTACCAGCTGCCGAAACAACTGCGGTTGCTATTGCAGATCTTCTATCATTTTGAGAAATTATTTTTATGTTTTGTTTAGCCATTACTAACATTTCTGGACTATAATTAAACAAAGGTCTTACACTTTGAACAAAAATAGAGGTGGATGCAATTCCTACAGAGTTTATAAGTGTTGTAACTGGGAATATGTTTGAGTTCAATTCATCTCTACTTTTTGACACTAAATTAGAGTCAAGATAAAAATCATCTTTTTGTTTGCACCATTCTACCGTTCTTACAACAGATACATCTGAAGTAATTCCTGGTCCAAAATATTGAGTTGTGAATACTGAGTCTACAGTTAAAATTTCAGAAACAATTCTTCTATTTTGGGTATATACATCTCTTATAGATCCAAGTTGATCTGTTAATTTTAATTTATCTCCAACTTTAATTGTGGGGGTTATATTAATATCTAATACATCTGCAGAAGAACCCTTGAAGAATAAAAGTTTTGAAGAGTCTTCTGCCTTAGGTGCTTCTAGAAATTCAATTTGAGATCCACCATCAAAAATGTAAGACTCTCCTGGAAGTTGAAGGACATCATTGATAAAAACTAAGAGATTTTGCTCTGGTTGTATTGGAGATCCTTTTTTAACAACAAAATTTGTAATCACACCATTTTCTTTTAATGTGAAAACTTTTTTAAATCCATCAAATTCTTCATTAATGTCATCAATTACAACAAACTGCCCTGGATACCAAGCATTAAAACTGTCATTATAAACTTCATCAACAGTAAGTTGGAATGGTCTATATGACAGAGATGTGTCAGTAGGAATACCAGTAGAACCTCCAACATTTATAGTCAATACATTTCCTACAGTGTATGCGTACCCTGCATTGTTAATTGTGAATTCAGTTACACTATTTCCAAATCCAACCACTATGTTTACAGTAGCTTCTGTTCCGATACCACTATTTGATGCATCATACACGAGTGGAATGTTTTCATAATTCAACGGTGAATCAATAATTATTTCAGGTGGATTTGTAGATGTGTATCCAGACCCTGGATTTGTAACAGCAATCGAGACAATAATTCCATTGACTGCTGTTGCTGTTCCTATGGATACTTTTCCTTCGGATGTAGCAGCAGAAACTGTAATAGATGTTTGTATACCTGGTCTATATCCAGATCCACTATTGCCGATAGAAACCGATTGTATTGTCCCCGCTACAGAGACTATGGCAGTTCCTCCAGCAGATACAAGAGGTTGGAACCCATATCCTTGTGTTGAACCAACTGAGACTATAATCCCACCTCTAGGAACTCCACCACTGTTGATATCGAATTTCATTGGACCGGTTCCAACTGTGTTTTGACTAAATACAACACTTGAAATTCCAGAATTTTCTACTACTTCGTATGCATATGTTTGACCAACTGAAACAGGATATTTTGGTTTTTGGAAAATATTGTTAATCAACAATATTCCCGCAGAAACTGAGTCTGAAGTCACAATTCCACTTACATTTTCACTATTTGATTTGAGGGTAAAGGTATCTTCTAACCCATTAAACTGACTGCTTATATTGTCAAATATAAAATTATTAGAGTAAGATGTATTTGAAGATCCTATGGGTGATGTCCTTAAGAATATTCTTCCTTGAAAAGAAGAATTTTGTTCAGTATTTGTTTCATCACCATGAGGAGCTTCAATAAAATAAATTTTATCATCAACAATATTATAAACACCTTCATATTTTGTAATTATGGATCCAGTTGTGTGAATTTGAGATATTGTTCCTAATTGTTCTCTTCTGCAAGCAACTTTATTTACACCACCAATACCAATATCGGTTATCAACATAAATTCATCATCAATTTTTATTAAATCTTTAGCATAAAATCCACTGACATTATTGAATTCAATCAATGAAGTTGTCGAAACATCATCAGTATCTACTGTAACATGAGTAGTTTTTGCCGTAGAAACAACTGGAGTTTGTATTATATTATCAATTGTTATAAGTGATTTTGAATTTGATTTAAAGTTTGATTTAAAAATATGAGAATTTCCAACACCTACAGAAGTAATATCAAAAACTTCTGGTTTTGGTTTTAAAGATTTTTCCGGAGTTTCTGCAAATTTAACTAAGTTTTCACTAATTTTTACAGCATATAGTGTACTTGGAAGTAAATCAGTTGATCCTACACCAGTGACTGTTGTGGTAGCAATTCCAATTCTTGTTCCAACGGTAGAGTAATCAATCTTTTCTCCAGTGACAAAGAAATGGTTTGGAATACTTATTGTATCCTTAGCAATATTAACTTCACTTGATGAACTACCATTAACTATTTTTTTAAAGATTGGGAAAGATTTATGAGAAAGATTGAAATCTTTTGTGAGAGAAATTTGTGTTCCTTCATATCCAAGTGAAATAGTGTCAGATCTTATTAGAGAACTTAAAAGATCTACTTCTATATTATTTTGTTTTGGTGATAGTTGTAATGTTTTTTGATATACTCTAACTTGAGTGGCAATATTTGCATTTGGTGTAAATGTTAAATGAGTTTCAGTTGTTGATTTTGCTGCTCCGATAGTTCCGAGAGAACTATTTGACATAATAACAGCATACTCAGAAACTTGTGGATTATTATTAAAATCATTAGTTAATACAACTTCAGAAAGTTGTATTTCATTATTTGTTATATCATGGATTTGAATATAATAAAGAGCGCCTTCATGGGTATTACTTGTAAACCCAGATACTCTATTTTCAGTTGGTGTAGGAGACGGTCCAATTGAAACGTAAGATGAAGAAAGTTCTCCTTTATATAAAACTAATGTTCCAATGCCAGTTGAAGAAGTATTACCCATTAAAGTTGACAATCCTCTAACATTTACTCCTATATTTGGGTTTGGAGTAAATGTTATAATCATATTTCCAGAAGAGGTTGTTACACCAAACTCACCTACAACTCCACTTCCAAATAATGGAGTGCGATCACCAGAGTCTACATCTCCGAATATTTCATAATAAACATCAGAACCATCACTAGTAACATTTACTTCAGTGAATTGAACATTTCCATTACTTGCAGAAGCGGAAAGTAGGACTTTTGCTGAAGAATAAGTATTAGTTGATATTGATACGATATTACTTGTTGATGGTGAGGGTGAAGAAGATATCGAAATAGAAGTGCTTGCGAAACTTACAACATCACCCAAGGAAGAAGTTCCTATTCCAGTGATATTAGAGTCTGCCAAACAAACATTGATATTTGACATATTATAACTATTATATTCATATTTTGTTGGATAGAAAAGAATCTCTGCATTATCTCCAGATCTTCTGAAACTAAAACTTCCAAGGTCTAAAACAGTTTCATTTCTTCCATAAGCGGTAAGGTATCCATTGGCACCGTCATAAACAACATTAACGATTATAATTTCCTTCTCTCCAAAATAACGAGCATCTTTAATTAAGATATAAAATTGTGCTGCATTATATTTCGTAGTATCAAAAGTTCCAACAACAGTATATGCAAAAATATTTGGAGTGTCATCAAAATATTGACTAATGTCATCTATTTTCAAAACACGATTAGAAACAAATTCTTTATAATCCAATAATCTTAAACTATCAAAATTAATCTGATTGGATGTTAGTGATGACTTAAACGAACTAGTAGTTTCCTTCGCAATTGCATAATCTTCATAACAATCAAAATCTTTTTCTTGAATTATATCTATTAATATATCAGTATCAGACGATAAAACTTGAAGATTATCTTCTGGATTAATTGATACAACTTCCGATTCAACTTGAAGATCAGAAAACTTTTTAAATCCAACAGTGTGTGTTAATGCATCAACTTTATCATCCCATTTTTCAATAGGAACTTTGGATTTTAAAGAATAGGAGAAGTTTTGATAGTAATCACCATCTTGCAAAACTTGTAAAGTTGTACTTAGTTTTCCAGTATCTTTTTCATAATCAAGTTTTGTTTTAGTGTATGGGCCAACAGTGAAATCTGCACTAGATTGATAATTCTTCACTACAAAAGATTTATTATTAGTCGCACCACGAATAGTTTCTAAAGGTTGTATTTCTCTAGTAGAGTTATTGATTTTAAGTAATTTAAAAGTTGGATCCCATTTTACTACTACTCCAATTTTTTCTTTTCCTATGTAAATATCTTCACCAACATTATATTTTGACTTTCCGGATAATAATTTGGTATCAAACTTAGGTAAATAACTTTCAGGAACTATTCTTCCAAATGAATTTGTTCCGTTTTGGATTGAGTTTGATTTTGAAAATTGACCCGGATTTTCTCCTATATCAAGTTTATATTGAAGAACACCTTTACCTCCTCCAATATTAGGAGTAATACCACTTAACGTAAATAATTCATACCCATAATCTGCGGAATTATATCCAGATCCGCCGGTTAATGTAATTCCAATTCCCTCAATAAAAATTTTACTTCCTAGTGGGAACGGCCAAGATTTTGCGTCACTGAATCCTGTTGCTAAATTAATCGTAACAACTTTCGTACTGGAATTAAAACTTATATTTGTAATTCCAATGCCATTATTGTTATTAATAGCAACGATATTTGGTTTATCGAATAACGAATTGGTATTTGTTAAAATTTTAACATCTGTTACTACATTGCCGGATAATTGAGATTGTAGTTCGCACTCAGTTTTAACTTCTCCTGTAACAGGATCTATAACAATTAATTTTGGTGGAATAGAATATTTTTTACCACCATAAGTTACTTTTATATTATCAATACTATAAAGTTCTTCTACTTTTATTTTTTGAGGAAGTTGTGCAATTGGTTTTAAAGTAGGATCTGATGGATATTCAAATCCAGGTGTCTGAATATTTGTTTTTAATATTTTTCCAATATTTGAACTTTGTGCTAAGAGAACACCATTATACCCAGAATCTGATACAATAGAAGTTATACCTGGAGTTGATTTGTATCCCTTTCCTCCGAAAATAACATCTACATCGTATATTGATCCCAAAACATTTTGTTCTTTTGTTCTATACTTAGTCCTAGAATTATTTTTTGTATAAGAATTATTCTCTGGATATGATTTTAAATTAAAAGTAAAAGAAGTAGTTCCAATTCCCGTTATTGTATGTCTATCATTAAATTTACTTTTTACTCTGCTTATACTATTAAATTCATAAACATCTTCATCTATTAAAATTTCAGATTTTTCTGGAGTTAAGTATGATTTTCCAGTTAGAGGTGTTAATTTATAGAATAATTTTTGGGGGATATCTTTTGTAACTTTTAATGTAAGTTTTGCATTATTTGTAACTCCAACTGTTCCTGTTCTTGTAACTTCAAATTGAGGATTTTTTAAAGAAGTTGTAAAAATATTAGAAAAATTAGATCTATCATACAAATCAAAATTAAATGCTTGTACTAATGATCCACCATCAATATCAGCTAGAGATGAATCTGACAGATCAAAATTAACTGTGTAACCTTCAGTGAAAGTTAAGGGGGGATTTACGGATGATATTTCGTGATTAGAACCTGTGCTAGCAATACTAACACAAGATGGACTTTTTAATGTAGACTCAAAATAAGAATTGCTTAGTTTAAATCTATCTTTATCAACTTTTACTACAAAATAAATTTTATCTGATAATAATCCAGATGCTGTGTTTGTTGAACTGTATATTACTTTATTACCAGTTGAATAATTGTGATCTGATAAAGTAATGATACTTGTAGAAGTGTCTATTCCAGATCCACCAAAACTTCTTGGATTTACAACTAATCTTCTGTTTGCTGCATTATATTTTATAATCACATTTGTGCTAATTCCAGGCTCAACCTCTACTTGAATTACATCATCAACTTGCAAACCGTGACTATTTTTTGTTTCTAAAGTTGCAACATTTTTTTCTACTTTAACAATTACTTGTTCTTCTTGTGTTTTGAAACTATGGAAGTCACCTGTTCCGTAAGATATAAAATAAAGAACATTGGACGTGGATCCTATCCCAACAAACCCTCCAGTAGAACCAATTCCTACAGGTGTTGTTGAAATACCAATAGTATCGTCTGTAAATTTAGCAACATATACAAAAGAATTGTCGGTTAAAGTAGTGCTTCCAATTCCAGTTGCAGATACTGAGAGAGAATTTCCTCCCTCATTAAAATATAAAAGTTTTTGGCCAGTCACTAATTTATGTTGAGGAATATAAATTGATTTTAAATCAACTATTTTTTCTACAAAAGTAGAACCATAAGAAACTGATATTGTTGTGGTAAGTCCAACAGTTCCAATAGCTACAGAATGTTGTGGATCAAAGAATAATTTTCTTTGTGAATTTGTACTTACATTCGTAGAAAATCCACTATTGTAAGTAAATCTCCTGGGATCATCCTCTACAATTGTTCCAATACCCACAGAATTAAGTCCAACTGCCCCATCATATTCTCTTCTAACCTTTACTCGTCTAAAGGTATTATCAATGTTGAGAACAAGGAATTTTTCTGTTCCTGTTCCTGGTTGTTGTATTTTTAAAATATCGTTTTCTTTAAGTGTATTGGAACTTAAAGAGTTTTGGAAATGTAAGAAAGTTGTTAATCCTGTAACACCAGTTGTTCCTAATCCAACTGCTAATGTGAATTTATTAGAAGGTACATCAATTTGATAAAATCCACCAAAATCAGAATAACTATTCGAAGAAATTCCAGATATACTTACAAAATCTAAATTCTTTAATGAATGTGGAATTGTCGATATTCCTTCAACTAATCCTAATGTATCTAAGACATTAAGAGAAACATTTTCTACTGTAACAATAGATGATGCAAGAGATACTATTCTATCTTCAAAAATTTCAGTAACTCTAGCAATAGAACCCTCCCCATCAGTATCTGTATTGTTAAAGGATATCTTATCACCAACTTCATAATTATATCCAGCACTAACAATGCCTACAGAATCCACCTTACCAATAGAAGAACTAGAAACATCTATTAAATGATTTGTTACTTTTTGAGGTTGTATGATTGATTCGCATTCAGATCTATCGAAATTTAATTTATATGGATAAGAATTTCTTATATAATTTCCTACTGTCAAATCAAAATCATTTTGATTTGATGATGGTAAGTAATTAAATTTATTAGGTAGAGACTTATAACTGTTTCCAATTACATAAGGGAAAACTGGCCTTCTATATTTTTTATATACATTGTCATATCCATTTGGTATATTATTAATAGTCGTAAAATAAGCATAAACTCCATTTGGATAATCTGGAGTTTTGCAAAATCTTCCATTATGTTCGTCAAGATCTCCATTGTTTGTAAAAACATAATCTTCTACAAAAAATCCCTGATCAAAACCGGAAGGACGATTTGGTTGAGTAATTAACTCATATCCAGACGATAAAGCTTTTATGTTTCCGCCAGTTGCATTAGTGTAACCATATGGACCATAAATTGGATGTCCATCATAAGACCAACCTAAGATAGGTGAGTGTTTTGTCGAAAGAACTTCATTATTATTAAATATCAAATCATTTTGCTGATGATTATTGGATCCATCTGTATTTTTAGATGGTAGGTTTTTTCTTAATTCTCTTGGTGCAAAGAGATTTACATATTGCAATTCTTCAACAATACCTGGAACTATCAATCCATCATCATCAGATGTTGCAAATAAATCTTTATATTTTTCAACTAGATTAACAGTCCATTTCTTTATGTTTGCTCTAAACTTTGCATTTTTACCACTAGAGACAACAGTTATCTCACAATTATCTGTTCTAAATCCAACTCCACCATTTTTTACTTTAACAGACGTAACTTTTCCATCAACAATTACTGGCGTAAGTTTTGCATATGCTCCACTGCCAGCAAAACTAAATGATGGAGATGAGTTGTATTCACTACCGGAATTTAAAACAACAATACTTGATATTTTTTCCCCAGAAATAATTGGTTTCACAACAGCATTTTTACCACTGTTCAAACTAATTTCTGGTTGCTTATCAAAATTAATTATATCGGTAGATCCATAACCCATCCCATTATTAGTCAGTTGAATTGATGTAATTTCTCCTTTAAAAATAGGATCTATTTGTGCCTGAAACTGAGAGACATTGGTTGTACCAACTCCAATTCTACCATTAACAGTAACACTAATTGGAGGATAGTTAAACGAGTGAACACCAGATCCTTTTGATTGTAGGTCAATATATTGGTTTGTTAGATAAAAATCTTTTGTTATTGATGTAGTGCCAATTCCTGTTGGACATAATCTAAAATTATTATCATCAAGTTTAATAACAAAATAATTTCTTGAAGTATCTAATCCAGAAATTACATTTCCTGTCGTTTTATAAGTTACTATTTCTCCGGATTTAAAGTCATGATTTTGTATATTGATGCTATCATTAAAAGTATTGATACCAACCATTTCAACAATTCTTTTTTTGTTTTCGTAACCACTACCACCATTTATGACTTGAATTGAACTAATAATATTTTTTTGCTCAGCAGATCTAAATCTTTGATTTCCAGTCCCCGAACTTGTGATATTTATTTCATTGGTTTGATTGAGAGCATCATCCTGATTATTATAAATTTTAATTGATTTGTCGTTAATAATCGAAACATAATATGCAGTGTCATCATTGAGATAATCTTTTGTTATGTCATCTCCAGAAGTGGTTCCTATACCAATTTTAGTGCCACCGAAAGAATTGTATATGACTTCTTCTCCACCACTAAATCTATGATCTGTATTGAATCCAATAAAATTAGAAGTAGTGCTTATAAATCCACCACTAGACGTAGAAATTCCAAAAGCATTGAAATAAACATCATTATAAATTTTAGATAATTTTGCCTCAGCGATTGCTCCAGAACCATTTCCGCCAGAAATTAAAATTGATGGTATGTTGATATACGAAAATCCACCATCAATTACTTTAATCTCTTTTAATGAACCTTTTACGGCGCAGTTACCTGTAGCACCAACTCCTGTGGAGTCTAAAATTTTAACAATAGGTGGGTTAATAACATCATAGTCTTCACCACCATCAAGAACCTCAATAGATTCTATGGGTCCATAACAAACAGAATCCTCTCCCTTATAGTTTAAAATCTCAACACCATTTATTAAAACACCAACTCTGGTTTGGGGTTTAGTTTCTACATTTATGTCTTTTGGTGAGATTGGTTCTTCTATTTTTCTTACAATCTTTTGAGATAATAAAGACTTGCCAGTATTCTTTAAAGGAGTAATTGTTATTGATACTAAATCTTCAATATAATTTTCAAAGGTAACAAATAAATTATTTTTTATATTTGAATTGCTAAGAGACAATTTAAATGTATCGTTATCTATTTTTTTAACAACATAGTTTTTTACATTCGTTGAAAAAATATCTGGATCTGCAGTTAACCTAATTACATCTCCAGTAAAAAATTGATGATTTGGAACAATAAAATCTGTTGTTACAGATGAACTACTTAGTGTTAAAGTTTTTGCTCTATTGGTTGTTTTAATTGCGTATGAAGGTAAAGATGATGATGTAATAACAACACTTCCTTCATTATCATAAACATTCTGAATGTCGGAAGTAAAATAATTTTTTGTTATTGTAGTATCCGTTAACTTTACCAATCTTCTAATAAAATGTTGATTGGAAAAAGTATTTGCATTCAAAAAACTTATATTGGCAGATATTTGAAATTTTGTATCGGATATTACTTTCTCAACCTTAGCTTCAGTGATACCGTTGTTTACTTTATTAACAAAATGGATATCATCATTTGCAGACAGTAAATGGTCATCAAAAGATGTTACAACAAAATACTGTCCATTTTGAGAAATGGATTTAATATCAAATTTTGTAGAGGTATTGAATTTCCAAGAGTTAAATCTTACATCTTCTTTATTTTTTATAATTCCTAAACTTTCTATTAATATTGGATCTCCAGACTCATAGTAATATTCATCTTCATCATTTAAATTTATTTCTTCTAAAACTCCAGTAATTCTAAAATCAATCCTGTTTCCATTTTCATCTAATCCGTATGATTGATATTCTGCAGATTCAATGTCATCTCCAATTGTAGATGTTGGAACATTTGTACAATTTAAAAATTGATTATTTGTTTTATCAGTATAAGTTACTTCTGTTTCATTAATTATTAATGTTCCAGACTCGGGAAATCCTATTGTAGAATCAACTGTCAAGTCCGATCCATTAACTTGTACTAATTTTGTTTTTGGATGTACTTTAAAATTTCCGTAAATTGATCCAAAAGTACGTGTGTCTTTATCATAACCAAAATCAATATCAAGAATATAATACAACTCTTGATTAAAATATTTTATTTCGACCTCTGATACTGATGCATAAGAGTTTGTTGTTCCAGATACTGTCGTAATATCTTGGAATATTGATGATCCTTCTAAATCTAGAATATTACCACTGATTGGTTTTACAACCATTCTATTAACCACCCTATAATCATTTGCGGATGGTTTTAACAAATAATCTTGAGGTTTTATTGTTTCTGCATTTTCACCGTATAAAGCTTTAAATAAAATGCTGTTAGCTTTTGGAGTTCCTTTTGTAGAATAAAAATCTTTAGATTGAATTAAAAAGTTTTTTTGATCTAATCCAGAATATAATTCAACATCTTCAAATCCAGGTAAAAATTGTATTTTTATTTTTCTAAAAAATTCTTTAAGAAAAAGTGTACTTAAATTTTCTACTTTAGATCCAACTTCATGAGTGTCATTTTCTGTAGTCTCATATGACACTTGTTGTCCAGAAAAATTATAAGAAGTAATTCCACTAAATCCCCTGATGCATCCTTCGAAAGATGTTTCTGTGATGGAAGTGTAAGTAATAACTTCATTATTAATTTTTAGTAGACCATATCTAGCAGGCCAACCAAAAGTGCTTTCAACTTTTATAGAAGTATCTGTAAAATCAACAAATTCTGTAGTAACAGTGCTGCTATCGTTTAAAACTTTGGATGTGTAACTATCAGTTTTAATTAAACTATCAATATTTTTTGCAATATTGATAGGTTCAGAAAAATTTTCTTGAGATTCGTAATACTGTTTTAAGAATGGTGCAAATAAAGGATATTCCTCTTGCATAAAAAGAGGAATTTGGGATTCTACGTTATGCTTAACAGAAATTTTTGATTCGGTCATATTACCTGCTTATTGGTCCGTTAGAAAAACTTGAAGTTCTTACATATGAAAATCCTGAAGTATCAGCACCAGATGAAATTGTATCGGAAATCATATTAACATTTAATGATTTTGAATCTATTTGTAAGAACAGATCTTGCAGTCCAACTACATCGTTTGACTCTGGAATTGCTTCAATTTCTATAATATTTTCTGGAGTTTTTATTTCAGTTTCTATTATATTTAATACATTTAGAATTATCTCCCCTTTTGAATAATCGACTGAACCAACATTATCTCTTACAATCTCATAGTCATTAGTTGATGTTTTTTTGAATAAGAATAATTTTCCCTTCTCTCCATTTTGATCTGGATAATCCGACAAGTAAAGGTCTCCTGTAATACCACTAACCTTAAATGATGTAGATTTTATATTAAATGGAGTTCTTTTTCCTGTAGTATCATACTTAAGGTGAAAAGGATTTCCAAAACATATTTCATAGTCTGCAAAAGTATTAAGAGAGGCTCTTAAGTCTCTTCTAATTTTAATTTTAGTAATGTTTGAAGTAATTGCTGGATCTATATCATCAATTATCTTTAAGAGTTTGCTATATTTTAATCGACTACCAAATTGATTTAATTCATTCGATCTAGAAAAGGATGTGAGATTATTAATCACCTTTGTCTTTAAATCGTTTGGAGATATAGTTGAATTGGAATTATAATAAACCGAACTGTTGACTTCAACAAAAATATATTTTAAATCTACAATTTCGGGGAGAATTCCTGCTACCGAATATTGCTTTAAATCTTTTACAATTTTTCTTTTAACAATGTTTGAAATATAATTATAATTTCTTGGTTTAATTGCAATAAGAACTTTTCCATACTGTGGTGGATCTAAATCTTCTCCACCAAAAACAGTGACAGCTTCTGCTTCGGGAAAAACTTTTGGAACAATAGATTCATAGTCAGAAGCAGTAACTGCTCTACTTTGAGCTGAATAAAATTTAGGTGCATAATTACGAACTGATGAAATATTCTCTATGTCATCTCCACCCGCAGAAGATTTGAGAGTTGTTAAATTTGATATTCCGGAAGAAATTATATTTCCATTATTGTCAACTATTTTTCCACTAAAAGAAAAAAGTGAAATGCCGTTTCCCAGTTTTCCTTTTGTAATAATATAAGATACTGTAA